GGGTGCATTACCTACATATGGAAACCTAGTACATCAAAAGATGCACACTGGAAGTACTTATGCTAGGGCATTTAGAAAGATTCGTGAAGAAAATACTTTAAGTAGACACGGATTAAAGTTAGAAGAAGTTGAACATAGCAATAGTAAGGTAAAAGGATGGAAGATAACAGACTAATAGAAGTTGTAAAAGGTAGCATTAGAAATAGAAATAATGTTATGTCTTACAAAGACTATTTAGAAGTAGAAAAACAAAACTACTTTGGTACTGAAATGTATAGATCATATTATCTTTTTGATAACACTTTACAAAATCATGTTGCTTTGTCTAAGTCAGTAAGAAAGTTTGATGGCTTAGCATATTTAGATAGAATATTAATAGATATAGATAAAGGAGATATCGATGGAAATGATTTACAAGATTATATTAGACATTGTTGTAATGAGCTTTTCGATTATGGTATTAATTCTGAGCATGTTAATATTTGGTTTAGCGGTAGTGGTTATCATATTGAGCTACTTAATGTTTTTGGGTTTCAACCTAATAAAAACCTACATACAAAAGTTAAATCTACATTAACAGAGCACTTCAGTTTTGGTGACAACATATACGATAAAATGAGAATCATTAGATCAAATTGGTCACTAAATAAGAAGACTAATCTATATAAGGTATGGATACCTTTAGATGATATTTGGACAATAAGTTACGATGAAGTTTGCAGTATAGCAAAATCCAAAGCAGCTTATACTAAATATAGCAAAACAAAAACAAACTTTTATGCTACATTTAATGCTTCAGATATATATATAGAACCTTATTTACAAAGTTCTATAGTATCAAAAGTAAGTGCAAGTTCAAATGTAATACCAATGAATACAGGTAAAACTAATTCAGTTGTTACTTGTGTTCAACACATCTTTAATGAAGGGCCTTCACAAGGTTCAAGAAATATGAAGATGATGCGTATGATAAGTTCATATAAAAGAGCAGGTATTCCATTTATAGTTGCATACAACGGCATGATACAATGGGCACAAGGTGAGTTAGAATTAGATGAAATAAATAGAACAGTACAAAACATATATGATAATCAATATATATATGGCTGTGATGATTCTATTCTAATGGAGTATTGTGATCCAAAATGTATACACTTTAAACGTAAAGACTATGTATTAGATATACGTGATGTTAGTTCATTAGAAGATACATTCAAAGAATATATTACTAATGACTTAACAACAAGAAGTGTAAACATGCAAGATATATTTGATGGTGCACCAGATTATGCATTTAGACCAGGTGAACTTATTATATTTAGTGGTGATACAGGTATGGGTAAGACAGCTTTTGTACAGAACATAGTTGCAAAAGCAAAGAAAGATACTTTGTTTTTATCATTAGAAATGAATGAGATATTAACTTGGAGAAGATTTGGTCAGATTGCTAAAAAGAAAAACAGTGATTGGATTATAGAACAATATAAAAACAATCCAGACTTTTCTTTGCAAGATGAACTAAGTCATCTAAAGATAATGGTGATAGCACCTGAGATTGAGGCTGTAAAGAAAGTAGTAGCACAATATGAACCTAATATATTAGTAGTAGATACTACTGATGAAATGCAAGTAGATAGGTTTGATGGTGATATACAAAAACAAAATGTTATTATAGATGCATTGAAACAAATAGCACAACGTAATAATACTTTGATCTTTGCTATACATCACCTGAATAAAGCTAGTGCTTCACAAGGTACAGTTGGGCTACACTCTCTTAAAGGTTCATCAAATGTAGTGCAGAAAGCTGATAAAGTTATTGTTTTAAAGGGTAATCGTAACGAAATTTATAGAACTGTTATGTCTGAGAAATCTAGAGATGACGGTAAATTAGAATTTGTTACAGAGTTTAATCCTGAAACAATGACATTTAAAAAAGTAAACATATAAAGGAAAGATAATGATAAAATACAAACATACAAATAATAATGACGTAAATATGAGAAAGTTAACACTGTTTAGTTTATTTGATTTATGTTATTATGTTGACTCTAATATTGGTAAACACTATGGTATATCAATAGGAGTTGGTACTAAACAATTACATTTATTATTACGTAATTGGGATACCAGTATAACAATGAGATCGCCTAAGTATGACGCATAAAAATAAAGTTCGTGGCAACAATCTTGAAAGAGAAGTTGTTAATGCAGCTAAAGAAGTGGGGCTCTCTGCAAAGAGGGCCTATGCTTCTGACGGCAGATCATTAGGTAAATCAGAAGTCGTTGATGTAATAGTAGAAGACTATTGCGTGCAAGCAAAACGAAGAAAAAGAATAGCTGAATGGTTATATCCAGATAATCATGGTGAAGACGTAGATGTAGTAGTAACTAGAATGGATAGAAAAGAACCTTTAGCTGTAATACCATTGAAAGAATGGTTAAGACTAATAAAGATAGAAAGGGAAAATAATGATGATAGAGATGAATAAAGACGAGGCAACCGTAATAATTAAATTAGCACAGAAGATTATCACAGCACTAGAAGATGAACTGAAACAAAAACATAACAAACAGATCAGGAAATCAGAAGATAGTGAAGATACTACTGATGGCTATGTAAACCAAAGTGGGAGTTATGAATGAGTAAAGATCAAATAACTTTAGTATTTTATAATCCAGCAGAAGTATTATTAATGAAAGCAGCTTTAGTTAATTATAAAAAAGCACCTTTTGTTTCTAAACAAGAAATGATTATATTAGAAGAATTACTAGATCGTGTAAACGAACTGTAATATGTGAACATATACTCCTATGAAAACGAGCAAGGCAGGTTTAACCTTTAGACGAGATTATTCATTTTCCTGTCTTGTTCGTAAGTTTTGCCCTACTAAAATTAAACACGGCTTAAAAGGAGTCGGGCAGGTATCCAATCCTGTATTACCCTTTTATAGCAAATACACTTGGTTGGCACTGATGTATGATATATTAACTAAAGTAGGGCAAAGATTTAGAAGAAAGAAGAAAAGGGGAAAGGAATATCAGCCACCGAAAAAAAAGAAGTCTATTCTACTAACTCTTCTTCTAATTCTTTAGCTTGTTGTTCTAATTTATCTAGTTCAATCTTATCTCTTCTTAACTCATGAACTTGATGTAAAGGTAATCCAGTCATAAAATCTACAGCCATAGCTGGACTATTGAATGTTCTATATGCATCTCTACCTAACCTACCAAATGGAAAGTATGTAGCTAACTGATACTTAGTAAAGTTTTCCATATCACCATTCAATATAGATGTAATTGGCGACAATACAAATCTACCAATAGGTGGTGTAACAATTTGTAAAGGTGCTAATACAGGTGATGGATATGAACTAAAGAATGCACGTTCTCTTTCTTTCTCATCACCAAATAATAATGCTGCACTATCTTGTAACCAATTCATAGGTGGTGATAATGCATATTCAAATATACTTGCTACAAATATATTAGCCATAGCAAGAGCCATTAGATCAAATGTAAATTGTCTTTGAAACTTTTTACTTGCTAATACTTCTCTGTTCCATCCAGATTGTTGTGCATCTTTAAATAATTTAATACGTCTACCAATACTATTCCATGCATAAGGTTGGAATCTAGTCAATACACGACCTAATGATGTGTTGGCAAAGTTAGGTCTAAAGGTTGCTTGATACATAAACTGAGATGCTTCAATACCTTTCATAGCAAAGTTAGTCAATACTCTACTATCAAACGGTATTCCTTTTGCAATATTAGGACCTATAACATTCTGATGTAAGTTTATATAATTTGCTAAGAAAGCATTACCACGCAATATTCTTTCAGACCATTTCATTGGTAAAGCACCTAACTCAGTAACAGGTACTTCTATTTTTAAATCTCTTGCAACTTCTCTTAATGTTTTTTTAGCTTCTCTATTATGTATTGTTTCAGTAGTTATAATACCTTCTCTGTATGATTTATTCATACGTCTAATAAACTCTTCAAAAAACTTTCTTTGTCCTTGTCTACCAAAGTTTTTATCTAATGCAACAAGGTCTAAAAACATCTGATCAAATACACCTAAAGACTCCATCCATTCATATATTCTTTCTTTGGTATTAATTCTTTTTCTTTCTACCCTACCAGTTTGTTGGTTTAAAAAACTAAATTCTGCTTTACCATTATCAAATAAATTTTTAATCATCCACTCTGTATCATTAGCTTGCCTAAATGGTTTCCAACCTGTATCAGATATAGTGTTTTGAGTACCACCATATAAATTAGTTATAGCTGTTTTAGGGTGTGATAGTAATGTCAATAGCTCAAACTTACCTTCTAAATCACTAAAGTCTCTAATACGTCTAATGATTTCAAAGTTCTTATCACGTTCACTCATCTTGTTTAGATCCTTAAACATTCTACCACCAAATAATTTATCAATTTTTTTAAAGAAACTTACTGCTGCTTCATCACTTGTGTAGTGATACAATGTACCATACTTACCTGTAGTATTTACTTGTTCAACTAATTCTTTAGCACGTTTTGTTTTCAATGCTAGTATTTCTTTATTAGCAGCCTTTTGTCTTTCTTTAGTAGATAAACTTTTATCTTGTCTTCTTAATATAATTCTTTTTTCTACAGGTGATGGTTCAATAGCAATTTCAAAATCAATAATTTTATCTTTCATATGTCCAGAATATTTACCTCTTTTAAATCCACTTGCAATAAAGTCTCTAAACATTTGTTGGTCTTTCTTTTCAATACCATGTATATTATATGCTCTATAGGTACTAAGTCCCATCATATTTGTAAAAGCATTTCTCATATAGTTAGACCAATCTCTTGCATACGTTTCACCTTTATTTGCATAATCAAATTGTTTCAATAATACTTCACTTCTTAATCCAGCTAAGTTTGTAAACCACATTTTAAATAATCCACCAGTGTAATTACGCAATGCATCTAAATCTTTTCTATAAAAAGGCATAAAGTCTTGTCCTCTTTTTAATGTACTACCTGCTGCATAATCACCAATAAATCCATCTATGTTAGGCCTACTTAACAAATCTATTATTTGTCTTTCTGCTTCTGCTTGTCCTGATGTTAAAGATTGGTTTGTATTTCTAGCTGCATTACCTAGTAATTGTTCTCTATATAAAGACAATGCTTGTTGCATGTCAATATTACCTAACTCCATTTCAACTCTAATTTTTTCAGGTAATTGAGTTGGATCTTCAGCAGCTTCTTTTAATTGTTCTAATGCTCTATTCTCATTCCAAGCTTCTAACTCTTTTCTTTCAGCTTCATTTCTACCATGTCCATTTCTAGGAAAGTATCCTTCTTCTACTTTACCGACAGCATACCTTTCATAATAGTCAGGTTTATTTTTAGTAGAGTTTAGTTCTTGCAAGACTAATCCTTTTACAATATTTTTATTTTTACTATTCAATGGTTTATTCAAATCTATTTTATCACCAAGTTTAAATTGTATTCTATCAAATACTTCTAAGTGATGTTTAATAAATCTATAATCATTTATACTAATTAAAAACTTACCAATATACTCACGTTCACTTACATTTCTATTAGATAAATCTTTAAACAATAAGTTAACAGTATTCAAATCTATCAACCCTGTTTCAGTTAAAAACAAATCTTCTAATCTCTTTGTGTTCTTGTCTTTAGTATTAGAACCAATAAACTTTTTAGATCTTCTTGGTAATGTTTTTTCTAACATATCAACACGTGAATCAATATATACTTTTTGTATATCAGATAAAAATTCTTTTACATCTTTTACAATACGATCAACATACTCATTAGCAGTAACATCTTTTCTTACAGCTTTACCACCTGGACTAGACATGTCAAACATTATACCTTCTTTTTCTAATTTAGATAAAGCTTCAGAACTTTCTGACCATGCCTTTCTAATAGCTTCTTGTTGTAATTTATTATAGGTATTACTTGGAAACTTACCATCATTCCATTCTATTTTATTAACAGCTGCTTCAAATAATAAATCTCTATATTGTATTAAGTTTGGATTGTCATTGTTTAAATATTCAAATAATCCATTTATCTTATCTTGTTGTGCTGCATTGATAGTCTTTTGAAACGTATCAAATCTATCAATAGTTAATCTACCTAACTCTAATGTACTTGTTGGAACTTTAATTCTCATTGGTACTATCTTACCAAACTTATCTAAAACTAATCTAGGATTTGTTTCTCTTTCCATTTTTTCCATTAGTCTTAAATCTCTTTGAGTGTATGTATAATTTAATATATTATCTCTACCACCAGGTGCTCTAAAAAACTTTTTCACTTTATCACCAGGTTTCTTAGCACTCCAATAAACTTCTAATGCATCAACAAATAACTTTAAATCTTTTACATTGGCAGTATCTAATCTTCTACCTAATCCTTCTAGTCTATATGTAAGTTCTATAAACTGTTCTTCTAATCTCATAATAGCATCAGGACTTTCTCTTAATAAACTTTGTAATCTTTTAAGTTGTTTATCTGCATCACGAGTTATTGCTTTATTTCTATTACCAGTATTAGTTTTTACAAAGTCAAACTTTTCTAACACTGTACCTACCAAAGCTTCTGTATCTAATATTCTTTTCATATTATCTTTTACAGACACATCTTGTTCTGCTGCTTCTTTTGCTAATGATTCTAATGTGTGTTCTTCTGGATTATTTTTTTGTTCATTCAATCTTTTAGATATACGTTCTGATCTATCTACTAATTGTGTTTCTAAATAATCAAAATAATCTCTTCTACCTTTAGCACTAATAGCTAAACTTTGTAACATATAATTAGGTGTACCAGCATAAGCTAAAAATGCTCTTTGTTTATTTACTAATGCATTATCAAAACCTTTACTTGTTGTATTACCACTTATAGTTCCACGTTCTATAAATTTATTTTCTTTAAAAATAGTATCTAATGCAGATTGTTGTAATTCATTTAATGGTCTATCTAATTTAGGAGTCGCCAATAACCAAGCTTCATAAACATTTATTAAGTCTTTAGCTAACGAAGGTTCGTCTTTATACTTAGCCTTTATCTTTGCTTTAGTTACATATATGTATTGATTTATGTCTGCCATAGATAAGTTTTCTTTAGCAAACCCTTCAGGAACTAAATTTAAATCTCTGTTAAACATTGATTTAATAGTCCATGTATTATCAATAAGACTCTTTATTTCTAATTCTAATGTATCATTACTGTATTTACTTCTTTCATTACCAGCATATGTTCTTATCAAACCATTAGACATTTCCATAGCCCTATGCATAGATTGGTATTCAATCATTTTATTATAAAAAGCAGAGTAGTTTTCACTCTTAATCAGTCTATCTAAAGCAGCTTTAGCTTCAACAATGCTAGTATAATTATCTAATATACCAAAACGTTTTATCAATGCTTCGTTCTTTACTATTTCTTCTCTAAGTCTTAATGTATATTCTCTTGCAACTTCATAGTTATTATAGTTTTTAAAGTTTTTACTAAATAAATATTTAAATGGATTAATACCAAAACTACTATAATTATTAATCACAGTAGCTAACTGACCATAAAAATGATTCTGTTTACCAAAAGCATCTAAATAATCTGAAGCAGCTTTGTCTGCAACAGATCTATTAGATAAATTTTTACCTTTATAAACTACATTATGAAGTGTTTGTAATGCATTTAATTTTTCTACATTACGAAAGTTTTGTTGGAACTCTGTAATATTTCTATTACCATTTAAATTAGTTACTTCAAAATATTTTTTCCAAAACGTTTCTAAAATTACAGGATATTTTTCCATCTTTACAAAGTTTGCAGAGTCAGCCATATAGTTAATACCAAGATAAGTATCAAGTTGTAATTGCTTTATATCAACACCTTTCTTTAATTTAATACTTATATTATCAAACAAGCCAGTAGGTACAAGACTATCCCCTTCCTTTTTTAATATTGCTTGTCTAGAATTTATTACACCACCTTCTTGTTGTATTAAATCTGCAACAACTTGCATTCTATTAAAACCACTTACAATAAAATCTATATTTACTTTACCTATCTTTGCTTGTCTTGCTACATCTATTCTTGAATCTGTTGTTAATAAATCTTCTAATGCTTTTCTACTGCCTTCTGATACTTTAATATTTGGATACTCTTCTATTAGTTTCTCTGTAGCAAAAGTACTTTGAGGATCTACATTTTCAAAAGAGTATGTATCTCTACCACGTTGCAATTCACTTTCATATTTACTAAATACTTTTTTAAATATACCAGGCATGTTTTGATATAAAGCAATACTATCAGCATCTTTATCTGCACCACCTAAGTAATAGTCAGTCTTAGATGTAGTAACAGCAGCAGTACCTTCTCTAGCTACAAAACCAGCCATCTCTAATATACGAACTCCACCATTACCACTATTAGGATTTCTCATAGCCATAAAAGTTAACGCTTCTTTATAATCATTATATCTATTATCAGACTTTTTCATATCCTTAAATGTATTCCAAGCATCTTCAAGTCTTACTTGTTTAGATTGTCCTTTAATTTTAATCAAAAAGTTTTTCATACCTTGACCAAACTTTACTTGATTGTCTTGTAAGCCTGCTGCAACTTCTAAATCTGCTGGTCCTAACTTAATATCTACTGCATTGCTAGCTGTAGGTCTGATAGCACGCATATGTAAATAACTTGTTAAACTTTTATTTACAAACTCACGTACTCCTGGATGTGTAATAGCAGACATTCTATAATCATTTTGTGCTAATAAGTCAGGTATATCTATATTCTCTACACCAAATAATTTTTTATCTATAACATCTCCTTGTTCATAAATTAAAGAATGATAATCTTCATTACCTCTTTCCATAATTTTCTTTAATACATTTCTACCAAAAGGAGTATCTATATGTTCTACTGTTAATGCTCTATTAATTAATTCTATATCTACACGAAATAAATTTGGTATTTCGTAATTACCATCTTGTTTTACTAATGCTCTTTCAAATGCTTTATTAGTTGCAGGATCACCAGCTAATGATTCATTAACAAATTTTTCGTAAGCAGCACGAAATGCTGGACCATCTTCACCTAATTGTTCATAATTTATTTTATCAAATATTTGTTTAGATATAGGCATACTCATATTTAACTTAGAGTAATTTTCATATACACCAAAGTTTAAATACAATTCATCTGCACGCATCTCATAAGGTCTTATCTGTTTATCTGCTGTACCAAAATCCCATCTATTATTCTTATAAACTATGTCATGAGTTTTCAAACCAAGGCTAGTTTTTGTTGCAGATTCAGCTGTCATAAAGTGTATGTTGTTAGCCTGCATAAATGCATCCATTTTTTCAGTAGCTTTAAATGTACCTGTCTTTAATAATATAGTACCATTTCCATCTCTAGGTGCACTAAATCCTACCATTTTCAAAAAACCATTACGACTTGATAAATAATTTTTCTTTCTTATAGCGTCAAATACATCTTGCCTAACATATACTACAGCATCTATAGCTGACTTAGAAGGTACACCACCTACTTCAAACTTAGATTCTAAATCTTTTATCTGTATAAATTTAAAAGTAGATTCATCTCCTATGTCTTTTATAAATCCGTATTCATTTTCTAATCTTATATCAGAACCTTGTGCTAAATTATTATATTTATTAAATGCTTGTACAGTCTCATACAAAGGTTGCTTTCTAAACTTCTTCAAACCTTTTACTAAATTACTAACAGTTATCGGATCATTAACATCCATATATCCAGACTCTCTTAATAAATAATAAATATTAGATACCGTTTCTTTTACTTGATAGCCTTCTGCATTTACAATCTTAGAACTTAAACCTAACTCACGTAACACTTGTCTTTGTCTAGCAGAACTAAATTGTGCATCTGTAAATGGTACTCTATGTACAACCAATACTCCACTATCTTTAGCACCACCAAATAAATACAACGGAGTTTCCTGTTCTTGCAATGCTTTTCTAATTTTTACTATGGCTTCTTTAGGTAAAAAATCTGGATTACCTTTTTTTAATTTATGGAAACCTAAAGGACTTTCTACATCTTTGCTAAATACATCTATAGCATTATCACCTTTACCATACTTATGTAATTGAGACATAATGTATGATTTACGTAATATAATTCTTACTGGTACTCCATCTCCTGCTTTTATAGCTGCATTATATTTGTTTTGTCCACTACCAGTATTAACAGGATTACCTTTTAAATCTGTATGTGGTGAAGGAAAAACATTTACCTTTGTTATTTCACCAGTGTTAGGGTCAGCATCTACTACATCTACTGTCAACTCTGCTCTATTGAAAACATTCTTTTTTGTTTTTAAATATCTACCTAATTTTAAATCATCTACTTTTCTAAAAAACTCTGCTTTGTTTTCTACTTTCTTTAGATATTTTTCTGTAATCAATCTTTTAAATTCAGGTAAATTAAACTTAGAATCTGTTGCTAGCTTAGATAAATTAACAAGTATCTCGTCCTTACCTCTACCTATATCAGTAACATCTTTACCTTGTATTTTTCTAATCTCTAAAGCTATATCTCTTATTTCAGAATTGTTTACAAGAGGTTCATTCAAATCTTTATTTTGTTCTAGTCTTATCATATCATCTACTTTTAATGATAAGTCATTTATGTAATCTTGAGTTGCACCTTTTAACACTTCTGGTATTACATTATCATCTCTAATCTCATACTTTATACCTTCTAAATCTTTCTTTATAATCTGACTATCAGATAGTTTTTCTGTAATCTTTTCTATTTGTTTTGGTGTAGCTACCTCTAACTCTATACCTAATTCTTTTGCTATCCTACGAACTTCTTGTGCTATTTCAGGATTTAATACACCTCTATTTATATTATTAAATATTTGTTGCTGTGTTACTGCAATATGTTTTATAACATAGTCTTGGTCAAACTTATTTAGTTTTTGAAAGTCTGGATCTTTTCTAAGTTTTTGTTCTACTGTTTTTACTGGTGTTGTAATATCTCCAAACTTAGCAAAGTTTTTATTTATATATCTTGTTCTTTCTATAAACCCTCTATCTCTAGCACTAGCACCAAAGAAAGCACCTAATAAATATTCATATACCTGTTCTGCTACAGGTAGTTGCTGTGCTGTTGCCATACCACCTTGTACTCCAGCACCAAGAGAACCTCTTATAAGCATGTTCATTGCTCTATATTTTTCTTCATCCTCTACTAATCGTTTAGCTACACCTCTAACAATCTTTTGTCCAACTGGTGTAGTCTTAGGATTTGCTATCAAACGTGCAACATTGACATAATTACCTATAGTACCAAACAATGTACCTGCTGCTGCACCATATACTCCTGCTTCTGCTGCTCCTTTAGGTCCTTCTTTCCAAGAAGATACACCCATAGCAACACCTAAGTGTAATGCTTGTTCTCCTATATCTCTAAATCTAGTGTTAGCAAATATACCTCTAGATAGATAACCAGTAGTTGTAACATTAGCACTACCTAAACTTGCTTTTACATTGTCCATAACAACATCAGCAACTTTCATAGGTATTGATTGTAATGCAAATGTATCTGGTGCTAACTCTTTTCTTAAGATAGCAGGTGCTTTCTCCCCCGCTTTTTGTAGACCTTTACTTACTGCACCAGCACTTTTTCTACTAATAGCTTTAGCAGTAGCAATAGGTACATATTGTCCCATAGATAGTACACTTGCTACTACATCAGGTGCAAACCCTATCAAGTGTCCTAACTTATTAGCAATAGATTCTGCTGTAGTATCAGGCTCTTCTGACCAACCTAATGTAGTAAAACCTTCTACCATACCAGATATAAATTGATTTGCTGTGCTTAATAGATTAGCATCAGCTGCTTCTAAATCTCTGTTAAATTTTATATCAGTTTTCTTAAATTGTTTTTCTATATAATCAACTTCTTCTTCTGTAAAAGATTTAGGGTTGGCTCTATAGATTGTATCTAACTGTACTATAAAACGTCTTTGATCTAATGCACCAGATTGAAACCCAGCTATAGCTTGTTTTAAATTAGGATTTCTAAATTCCATTTTACTCCTAGTCTAAACGTTTTCTGTATTCTATTTTTTGTTGTAACTTAGTATCTACTCTTGATATTAAATTATCATATCTATCATCTTGTACAAAACCTACATTGTTTTTTGTATCTTTTAATGTTGCTGATAAATTTTCTAATTGATTTATTTGTCCATCAATTAAACTTTTTGTTTTTTCTACTACTACATTATCACTACCCATCAATGCAGCTTTAGCTTCTAAATTTGAATAGTAATTAAGATTAGTTGCATCTGCTGCATCGAACGCATCCATATAAGAAGTAGCACTTTTACGTATTCTTCTGTTAGGTCTCAATGCAAAAAATGGTGTACTCTCAACCATCTTATCATAATCAGCTGATGAAAACTCTCCCTGGTCGCTCATTGATATTGCAGATATGTCTGTCAAAGAACTCTGTACTAATTCTTGATTTGTAGTTATTGCGTTCTGTAACAACATTTGATCTGTTTGCAACTTAGCTTGTTCTTGTGCTAATATTAAAGCCTTTGCAATATCTTTTGCATCATCTTTACTAGCATTGTACTGTTGTAGGGACTGTACAAGATCTGATAATGATTTAATTACTCTTGAACTATAAGACATCTCTTACTCCTTTTAACTTAAATTATTTCTAATACCATATGTATCTAATATATTATAGTTTCTACCTGTATATACAGATAACTCTAACATACTATTTTGTATATCTCTTAACTCAGCTTCTCTTCTTTGTGCTTCACCGAATCTATCTTGCGATGCTGCTAAAGACATACCTGCACCTCTTGAAGCTATTTCAGCTGCCATATCTTGTCTTAGTTGATCAGCTGAACCAGAACCATATAGTCCACCCATTCCAATGTTTGACTCCAATGACCTCATACTACCTCTAGATTCTCTAGCAAAACTTTCACTTTGTATTCCAACGTTTTCATTAATAAAACCTTGTCTTATTAGAGAACGTTCATCTGCACTTTTAGCTGCACCACGTAAATCTAACTGTCCTTGTATAGCCATCTTTCTTGTTGCCGCTCTATCAGAAGCTGCTCGTTCTCTTTCTGACTTATTAACAAAAGCACCATATGCCATTTGACCACCAGATAATAACATGCTAGCTTTAGATAAAGCAGTTGCTCCTTTAAATCCAGCAGCTAATGCTTTTATACCACCAATTATTGCTCCTCCAAATATAGGCATTACTCCTCCCCGTTTTTAAATGGTTGAAACTTTAAACCTAAATCTTCTGCTATATCGAATAAATCAAATGACTTTGCTATCTCTGCTTGTGCTGCATTTTTAGTTGCTTGTCTTTGTGCTTCTACATCTTTTTGAAAGTCAAGATTAGGTATAGGGTCTGTATTATTTTCAGCTTCTTCTAATGCTATAATTCTTTCAGCTTGTAAAGTACTATCCATTTCTGCTTGTTGTGCTTCTACTTCAGCAACATAATTTGGATCTACGGTTACATTATCTGCAGCCATAGCTTCATTTTCTCCTGCTATTTGCACAGGTGATTTCTTTTTATCTTGTGCCATTATACACTCTCCTTAATATTTTCTATTGCTTCTACAAAATCTTTTACTCTTACTGGTGTTTGTTTATACCAATCAGAGTATTCTGGCTCACCAGGTTTTTTATATGTTATCTCTGCTATAGCCAAATCATAATCTTTATGACATAGTGCATGCCATGTCTTAGGAAACTTTCTAAACCATTTAGTACCAAGTTGAAAGTTAACAGACGTTAATGCAATCTTAAAATCTTTATCATAAATATTTAATATTTTACATTGCTCATTACAAGCTTCTAAAGATTTCTCTATATCTTTTTCATACCAATCTTTAATTAAACTTTCTTTTAATATAGAATCTACAGGATATTTTTTCTTTTCATCTGCACTAAGTAAATGACCTATACCACCAGTAGGTTTACCAAGAGTATCTAAATATACTACATCTTTATAACCTTCTCTTAACTTTATATGTTCATAAAGCTTTTGTTTGAATGATTTATTTTTAATATTTAAAAACATTATTTCCTACCATAAGGATTAAAGAACGGATTAAACTTACCTACTTGATCTCCTGGTGCTGAACTAGTAGAATTAGAAACAGGTCCAACGTCTTGGTATTGTATTTTATTTCCATTCCCATCAACTGTAGTTAATGTTGTTCCTTGTAAATATTGCTGATACAAACTTTCTATTCCACTTGTATCTGCACCTTTTGCTTTTAATTGTGCTATACCATAATCAAATATATCTATAGCAGTAAAGTCTCCACTATCTATCACTTCTCTAAATGCTTCTACTTCATCTTGAATTTTTTCTTTCATAGTTCTAGTGTCAAAAGCATCCTTAACAGCTTCTTCACCTTCTTTAAATGCAGTTCTAGTTAATACACCTGCTGTCATATCATCTATAAAACCTGCTAATCCACCACTATATCCTAGCGGTCCATCTGCAAGTTGTCTATCTAGCTCTTCTTCTTTTTGTCTCTCTGCAAAAGTTCTTACCATTGTCAAAATATTGCTTGCTTCTGTTGCCATTATTCAACCTCCTGTAATTCTGTTTTCATCCACCTGCCACCTACTTTAATATATAAAAATTCTTTATCAACTTCTCTTACAACTTTTCTATCACCATCTACACCTTCATCATTAATAGGTCTATCTATTGTAGTCTTTATTGGTGTTTCAAATTGTTTATCTATTTTTTCTATTTTATTTCTAACGCTATCAAGGTTTGATATAAAATTTAATATACTCATCTTTCTTTTCATTATGTTACTACCTTTTGTCTAAAAACTATAGATATTTCATCTATTTCAAAATCGTTCGCTACGCTGTTTGTAGCAGCTAACTCTATACCCATGCTAAGTAAGTTATTAAAAGTGTCGTTAAGGGGCAATTTAAGCGTTTTAAAGGCACCATTAGAGTCCTGTAATGCACTTATATTAGTCACTGTTAAGTCTGTATTATCTTTTCTAGTACCAAATCCTTTTACCATAATATTAGATGCATTCTGTCCTGTGTAACGAATATACAAAGCACTAAAGTTTTTGCTTGCACTAGGTGAACCCATCTCATATTCTTTTGTTTTTAATAAAGTACCAGTACTCATAGTAGCAACTCCACGATTAAACTTTTTCAAACTTATTGTAACTGTACCTCCACCTTCTACTGGATTAGGTTCAAAGTAATATAAATCACCATCATTAAAATTAACCATGTTAGTTGCAGTACCAACAGTCATACTTCTAGTTCTCCAAGATTCTGATTTTAAATCATAGATCAATGTTTTTGTACCAGTTCTTAAAAATAAAAGTTCTTTACTTTCAGGTAAATATCCTAACATCATATCATCATGATAGTAATCTCCAGACCAATTAGCTAATTTAGATTGTCCGTTTGCACCCAATGTTATATCTAAAACTGTTTCACCATTAAATATATATGCTCCATATTCATTAAACCAAGCAACAAAGCCATCACCTTTTGTTACATGATAATCTTTTTTACAACCTTTAAAATTAAATGATGCTTCTAAAAACTCTATATCTCTTGAAACATTTATAATAAATAAATTTCTTTTTTTAAATTGTAATAGTTTATTCCCTAAAGATTCTAACTTTACTATACTATCACCATCCTCTACTTCAACATCTATAAAAGAATTTTCTGGAAAAATATCAAACTTATTAGGTAATGATTTTAAAACTCTATCTGATTTAGTTATTAACTCTCCATCTTCATTTTCATATTGAACATTACCAACATACAATCTTCTATTTAAAATAGTACTTGTTTTAAAACCTGTATTTGCTGGACCTATAACAGAACCTTTATCTATTAAACTAGGTTCTGCTGTTTTTAATTCTGTTACTTCAAAAGGTTGTGCATATGAAGTATTACTATACAAATTACCTGGGTATTCAAATTGTAATTCACTATTAATCGTTACAGTACTTAAAAACGAATAAGAATCAGAACCTGCATAACGAACACCTTCTTCAAAATCTACTTCAGCAAATAAATATTTAGGACCTAATGTACCTGTATTAATTTCTCCATCAGCTCCAGATACTATATCAATATCAGTTACGTGGGCCCAATATAATTTAAACCCTGAATAATTTTTTTCTCTGCCACCCATTCTACCTAATAATCCAAAATATAAATTTTGTTTTTTAGTAGAAGTTGCACTCTGATCTATGTGTCCTATATGTATTGATTCTGATTCTTGTTTATTACCATTAAAATCTTTATAAACTTTAGAAGCAAATAATACATATCTTGTTCCTGGTATAACATCTATACTAGAGCCTGTGTCTGCAAGATCATCTCCTGAAAAACCAATGAATACACCCATACCACCTTCATTATCATCAGTATAAGGATTACCACTACCTGAATTATCCCAATCATCTAAAAGTTGTTCAGCAGCATCTGCACTTAAACCAAATCGTGTTGGATTTGAACTGTCATCAGCTGTTGCTGGAAACATAAATACTTCTGAACCATTACCTGGAGTATGAAATCCATTGACAAAACCATCAGCTAATGAATTATACATTTCATCTGGTTTGTATTTATCAACATTAGACCTACCTCTTATTGGTGCTATATATAAATCATTTGTAGAAAAACTACCAGTATCTTCATGGTCTATAGCAGTATCACTACCACCTAACCTTCTAACAAATTTATGAAAAGCAAATATAGTTGGTTTATTTGTACCAACAGAAGTCCCAAATTCTGGTACTACTCTTATAGCACCATCAATATTATACATCTGTACTTTCTTGCCAGCAGTATCACCATAATCTATTGTAGGAGTTTCTACTGCACTATTAGTATAATCATATATACGTACTAAGTGATCATTGTCATCATTAATAAATAAATACTCAGTTTCATTTATACCACTAGAACCAATGTTTCTATCTAAATTAGTTTGTAATAAACCATTACCACGTATCAATCCATCAATACTAGTAATTGCATTACTACCTATACTAACAGTAGATGTAGACCCAGCAGGAAATAACTTACCAGGTACTTCATTTGATAGTTGGTCTAATACTTGAAATTCATTATCTAATAAATCTTTTGAGTTAGTATTATTATTTAGTCCACCACTAAAATTTTTTATGCTAGCGTTTTCTTTTGGCATTAGCTACTTTCCTTAATTTTGCACACAATATATTTCCTCTGGTAATATCATTCATATCTACCAATTTAACTTGTTTCTTAGATATATTTTTTAAATTATATTTACGTCTACTATCATTAATAGATGTACCTATAAACTCTTGACCCTTACCAGTGGATGTATTAAACATTCCCATCTATTATCTCTCCCCAAACTGATGTTTTACCATCTACTATTTCTACTACTTCTACTTTAAACTTTCCATTCGTATACCAATCAACGATAGCAAAAGCATGTGCCCAATTATGTAGCCTACCTTTTAACCATCTATTCTTTTCATGAGACATATCTTTCAAACAACCCATTGACCAAGCAGCAATATTACCACCTAGTTTAGTCAATGTATGTCTCTGTACATCATGAGTATGTCCGTATATTACATTTTCTCCATAAGCTTCCAAATGTTTTTTCGCATGATACGTAGTTGCATAGGCACCATGAAAAAAAGTAAGCTTACCAATTTGTATAGGTAAATTATATTCAGTGTACTTATATCCTCTTTCTTTTATTTTACACGCTCTTTCAAACGTGTAATTAACCATGTAAGGATATTTGCTAACAAAATTATCCAACCAGAGATCATGGTTACCTTGGAGTAAATACTTTTCTTTACACTTGACTTTTTTAAGAACTTTATCCCAAACATCTAATCCCTCATTTACTAATCTAATATCCTCATCTATAATAGGTATTTGAAACTCTAACGGTGGTAGTTTCTTATCTTTATACTTCCAAGCAGATACAGACTCCCACTCTCCAACATCACCTAAATTTACAAAAACATTAGGTTTAACTTTTTCTATTGCTTTTACTACACAGTTTACAGCTGCATTATCTTGTAATGGATAATGCTGGTCTGGTATTATTATACCACGTTTTTTTAATTTCAAAATGCCTCCTAGGCTGATCGTTTAACTTTCTCAAATGAACGCATTCCCCCAAGACCAAGCATACCTAACAAGACCGTTGTTAACGTAGTCATATCAAACACAGGTAATTCTATTTGATTACCAGATGAATATAATATAAACGTTAACAATGGTTGTAAAATATAATGGTATCCGAGTGCAGTAGCACAAATCCAGCCCGTAAACGGCCTCCAGCCACTTACAAATCTAGACGTATGTCCTGCTTCAACTTTATTTACTTCTAACTGAGCCTTGTTAATTTCAGCAATTAATTCAGCTTTCTCTTGCTTATCTAATGTAAACTTATCTACATGACCAGCAACTTTATCAATAATACCTGTTATTACATTTAACTTAGGCATTCTTGCAGTCCTCTTCACAAGCTTCTAATCCCTTCATATATCCTTGATGTTCAACAAGTAATTGCTTTACTTCTGCTAATCTAGCATTAGTTTCTTTTGCTGAATTAACAAGTTCATTATGTTGATCTACAAGTGTTTGCATTTTTTGCTCAGCTTGTTCTTGTAATGTTAGTTTTTTCTCTTTTGCCATTTATTATCCTCACTTATTTATTATTTTTAATAAACTTATACATATCATAAACAGTAGAACCTGCTGCAATAGTACCTATAACAGCTGGATGTTTAGCTGGTCCACTAAGCACAGCAGCTTGTCCTGTTTTTTTAGCTGCATATTTAGCTGTTTTTTTAAGTGCTTTTTTTACTTGGTCTTTACTAAACGGCGGTTTACCTGTACCTGCATTAGCTGGTAATAATTTAACTGTACCTCTACCAACTCCGTATGCATGTTTTAAATTAGTAGCTATTTGCGATCCTAACTTTCTCATGCCACCAAGTGCTTGACTTGTAACAGTAGCAGCTCTACCTAAACTCTGACCAGTAATATTTCTACCCCTAGTCAAGTCATAAGCAATAGCTCCTCCAGTACCAACAATTATACCTGTTCTACCTGCTTTTCTATTTTTTATACCTCTCTGTGGTGCTCCCATCGTTCCTCCTAGCTATATCTTCTTAAAGCTTTGTTGCCTCTTTTGATTTTTCTAGCAGCCATTCTACCTGCTTTTCTAGCAGCCATCTTAGCTTTAATACCTTTTGCTCCTCTAGCAGCTACTCTACCTTTTTTTCTAGCAGCTCTAGCTTGTGCACGTGTATTCTTTTTACCTACTTCATCTTTAGTTTTAGTACTAAAAGAACTACCATTAAACATAAAAGTAGCTGCTCCTCTTTTTCTCGCATTCTTAAATGCTTCACCGAAAGTTATTCCAGTCTTTTTATTTTTAGTACTCATATTTGGAAATGCCATGTTATTTCTCCTTGATTTGTGTTTTTAATTGTAATATACTTATTTTTTAATTTCTTTCCTAATGTTTTCTAAAACAGATTGTTCATCAAACTTCATTGATATACCTGCTTCAAATCGTTTTACTTCTTTACCATTCTGAAATATAATAATAGTTGGTACTACCTTTATACTCCATTCTTTTTGTATTACTGCACCAATAGCTTTATTAGTTAAGTCTACTTCTGCTATATAACAATCTTTCAACTTAGCAATGTCTAATCTATTAGCAAAGTTCCAAGAAGCATTTACCTGTACTACAGCACACTCTTCTAGGCTCATTAATTGTATTGCTTGAAAATTATCTAAGTTAACTGACTGCGAGTGTAGCCATGTAGACGATAGTCCAAGCCATAAGCATAATGATAATATAAACTTTTTCATGATTCATCCTCATTTGTTATTCATATCTATAAGTGTTTGAGTGATAGCTTTTGTGTCTTCTTTGATATCATCTACCTTCTCTTCTAACTTATCTACTTTATTTTCTGTATTTAATATTGAATCACGAATCATTTGATCTTTCAAATCATATTCCATACGTGAAACCTCAGGCTCTGGTAATTCTTTAGCAAGTTCTATTTCTGCTTGTAATGAATACCACATACCTATAATCATACCTACAGTAACTAAGATACTAACACCTGTTTCTATAGATAATGTAAATTTAGTGTCTTTACCTACTTCCATTTTATAGTCCCCTACGTTTTATTTTTTGTAAACCTTTTCTGATGCTGAAATACCAAATGACCCTAGAGTAACCCAAACAAATGAATTATAAATATAATCATTTACCATTAACTCTATACCTATGATACCCATAGCCAAATCAACAATACCAAATATACACATTAGTGCAAATGATAAAAATCCAATAATATTCTTTTCGTTATATTCATTTTTGTCTTTAAATAATTCCCACATTTTATTCACCTATCTCTGAGTGTACTAGTACGCCATTTGCATAAAAGTTATTATTCTTTGTTAAAATTGTATATGTCCAATGTTTCTTTGGAAATCCTTCTAATCTATGAACTTGTGCATAATATTTACCATCTAATATTTTTAACAAATCATTAGGCTGTATAGCAGCTGCATCTAAATCATAGTTTGCTGATGTTCTACTTGGATCATCAGATACCATACTACCATCTTCTTTATATACAGGGTGGTCTTGTGTAAGTATCAACTCTTTTAATTCTTCACCATCTGTTTCATCGTTCGGGTCTGATAGCATAATCTTATATAAGTTATCATGTAATCTTTTTTCTATTTGTAATATTTCTACTTCTTCTTCTTCTCCAGTTTCCCAGTTGTAAGACATTATCATATCTCCAACATCTAAATCATGTATGTTTGCAGTTCCTTCTTTCAAATTAACTGGTATGTTTTCATAAATACAAAAACCAAATCCGCCACCACCACCAGCAAATGTAATATTACCTGTAACAGTTGCACTAACACTATTATTTGTAAGTGTTAATGTGTATGAACCTGTACCATCTTTATTAGCAGGTGAGTGAGCCCATCTAGTTCTAATATATCTTGTTCCTGAATTATGTCCAGTGTATAAACTATTACTATTAGATGATGACACACTTATAAAATTTGTACCACTATTACTTGTACCCATAAAACCAGGGTCTCCACTAGAAGATGTAGCCATTGTAAATGTACCAAATGGTCCACCAGTTGTTGATAAAGATAAACTTGTACCACCACTACCATTAGATACTGTCATCTGTGCATCTTTGGTACTTGTACCAGTACCTCCTGGTAAATCAGTTAGATTTAATCCAGTATTGTCTGTAGTACTCCAAGATGTACCAGCTAAGTCATGGTCATAACTATAGAACTCACTCATAGCATGAGGTGCACTACCATCTGGTCTGTCTGCACTAGCATTTTGTGTGTTAATAGTAGCTACAGTTCCATCAGATAAATCTTCTAATGAACTGTTAGCAGTAGTTCCACTTCTACCAAACTCAACATTAATATCGTTCATACTAATTTGTCCTGATGAAGTAAGAGCCATTATTTTTTTAACTCCTCTATCTCTGCTTTTAATTCTTTGATAGACTCAATTAATAATGGAACAAGTTTTTCATACTTAACTGCTTTATATCCATTATCTCTTGTAGTTACTATTTCTGGTAATACTTCTTCTACTTCTTGTGCTACAACACCTACATCATGTCCTTTAAAAGTTTCTTGCTTATGGTTCCAATCAAATTCATAACCAGATAGTTTAGAAAGTTTGTCTAAAGAATTTTCAATAGGTTTTAAATTATCTTTTAATCTTTTATCTGATGAAGCATAAGCAACAACATCTTCTCCAGCATTAAGAGTTTTAGCAACACCTAGACCACCACTTATCTTTACTGCTCCAGTAGTTTTAGATGTAGAGTTTGTTGTATTACTAAAAGTTATAACTCCACTTGCAGTGTCTGTAGCATTGCTTCTTAAATACTTTGAGTCTGTATGTTGTGTAATACTTGATGCAGCTATTCTAGCATCTGCAATAGTACCACTAACTATTTTACTTGCAGGAATGTCATCTACTAACGCCAGATCTCCCAATCCTAAAGCTGAAGCAGTAGTATATCCATAACTTAAAATTTTATCTTCTACCGCTGCAGAAGTCATAATGTGAGAATCGTTGTTAGTAAACTCTCCTGAATCATCAATACCTGAAATAGTATTACCGTCCATTGTAAAACTTGCAAGACTACTAAATGTTTTAGCTCCACTAAATGTTTGTGTACCAGATAAATGTGCAGTGTCTGAGTCTAATCTTGCAGAAGGTATAGTTCCACTTGTAATTTTACTAGCAGGTAAATTAGCAATTCTTGCTGCAGCTACTGTACCAGAAGTAATTAAATCTCCACTATGATTACCTAAAGTTATAGTAACTGTATCTGTAGAACCAACCGAAGTTGAAATTCCTGTACCACCTGCAATGTCTAAAGTATTTCCATGTGCTATTGTTTGATTGCTACCACTATCTGCTGTTAATGTAAATGTTGTTAACTGATTTGTATTTGTATCTGTGTTAGTTACAGTTTCTGTTGCAGTTGCAATTCCAGTAACATGGCCATAAGTATCTAATGTAATATCTTGTATGTAAGTTCTTCCACTATTATTAGAAGATGATTGAGAAGAAGTATCTGCGTGTGATATTGTTCCTGAACCAGTAATTGTTCCACCAGTTAAACCACCGCCAGTAGCTACACTTGTTACTGTACCACTATTAGCAGTAGCTCCACTTGCTATTCCGTCTAACTTACTTCCGTCAGAAGCAACATCTCTACCATCTACTGTTCCAGATACAGTTATATTTCCTTCTACATCTAAAGCTGTACCATTGTAAGATAATTCTTTTCTATTGCTCCAAGATGTATTATTACTTGGAAACGCATAAACTACCAATCCACCCTCTGCTCCAACAAATACTGTTTCTGTCGCATTGTTTATATTGGTATTCATTACACCACTTGTATCTCCACCAGCAATTATAACTGCGTCATCGTGTCCAATAGTAATAGCTCCATTTTCTGTCATACGCTGTAAAATAGCTTGTCCGTCTACAGAAAGTATTGTACCAGTATTTGGTGTGTAATTCAATGTACCACTAAAGTTGTCATTAGCATTACTTCTTAAAAATTCACTTGCTTCTATTGTATCTAATGTATCAGCGTCTAATCCATTTCCACTACCCTCATCTCCTACTGTCAATACTCGAGAGCCACCTACTTCTAATGTACCACCCACTACATTTAAAACACTTGTACTTTCACAATCTAACCTAATATGATAATCGTCTGTTGTTGTATCTGAATTGTGAAAATCTATATATCTACCAATTTCCATAACTCCGTCAGTTGCAACAATAGAAGCTCCACCAGAAAACCAATCTCCAGATGAAGGAATACCTAATCTTGCTGTAGAAATAGTACCACTTGTAATCTTACTTGCTGCTAAGTTAGGTATTCTAGCAGTTGCTAATGTACCAGATACTACTTTACTAGCAGGAATATCATCTACTAATGCTAAATCACCTAAACTTGAAGCGTCTGCTTTACCACTAATTCTAGTAGTTACATGGTCATATATTGCATTACCTGTTGCTAATGTAGTAGCACCATCAGTTACTGCAGCAGTATTTAAAGTAGCACCAGTTCCTAATCCTAAATTACTTCTAGCATCACTAGCACTAGACGCTCCAGTACCTCCATTAGCTACTGCTAAGTCAGTTCCACTCCAATTAGAATTATTTATTGTAGATAATGTTGATAAAGAACCTAATCCTAAATTGCTTCTTGCATCACTTGCATTACTTGCTCCAGTACCTCCATTTGCAACTGCCAAATCAGTACCAGACCAATTAGAGTTGTTAACAGAAGATAGTCCACCACTACCACCTATTTGACGATATGTACCACCATCATTAATATATAGCTCTGTTGTACCAGTTCTATATCCTAACTCATAATGTTCTAATACATCATTAGATGAAGAGGGTACACCCGACCCTCTTTTTATTTTTATTACATTACCCATTTAGAATGTTCCGCAATCTATATCGTATTGATCTATTGTATTATGTACTGATGAACTAATACCTTCTAAGTTTGCACATATAGTATGTGATTTAGCTAATGCATTTACATTAATACTAGCTGCTGCACCTGGTTTTTCTGGTAATCCTTTAAAGAAGAACCATTTAGCTGCTGAACCATCATAACCTAAACCATCGTATACATACAAATCACTACCACTTGTATCATTATCTCTTGGGAAAAAGATACCAACATCAACAGCATTTGCTTCTGTTCCTGCATCTTCAATCTCATCACCAAGTTCTAAGAAGTTATCACCTATAGAAACTGTAGTTGAATTAACTGTTGTAGTAGTACCATTAACAGTTAAGTTTCCAGCTAATGTCATGTTTCTAATTCCAGTAATATCTTTATTACTATCTAATATTACTGCTTTACTTGCAGAAGCTGTACCTGCTGTAATACCATCTACTAAATTTAATTCAGATGTAGATGCAGTTACTCCATCTAATTTATTTAATTCACTAGCTGAAGCAGTTATTGATGTTCCTCCAATCTGTAAAGTTGTAGCATTTACTTCTCCACTTGAACCGTAAATAACTGCTTTGCTATTTACTATTGTTCCAGCTGAAGAACCATCTACTAAATTAAGTTCTCCTGTGTTTGAAGTAATTCCGTCTAAGACGTTCAACTCACTTGTTTGTACTGTTGCACCGTCTAGAATGTTTAATTCTGAAGCCGATGAACTTGTAAACCCTCCTACAATCAAAGCATTTAACTCTGTTGTAGATACTGTACTATTATCACTACCTAATTTACCTATGTATAGTTTGTTGTTACCATTAGACCATGCTAACTCACCGTATGCTAATGTCAAACTAGATACATCTGTGGCATTATAAGTAGACGTTCTTTTAATCTGTATTTTATTTGCCATTAGAATATCCCTCCATTTATATCCTCATTTTGCAGAAGTACATCTGCGTCTTTTATACTAATTGTTGTTTGTCCTCCAGCTTCAGATGTAACTATACCAGTACCTGCTACTATATCTGAACTAAAGTTATCTGCTTGTGTTATGGTAACATCAGCAGTTCCGTTATCAATTTTTAATTTATTGTCATCATAAAAAACAATTTTTTTATACACATCTTTAATTTTATTTGGTCCTGTTAAACTTCCACCCATTATGTTGTCACTCCTATGTCATTATATGTTGGTTCATTTGGCTGAGGAACATTAGTATATGTTGGCTCAGCAACCTTTCCTAATGGTGCTGGTATTAAAGTAAACACTGCATCATCAACCTTTCCATCAGGTGTTGGTATATCTGTAAAATTACCATCTGTGTTATCGTTAAAATGTTGGTGAAGATCATCAAATGATGCATGAATATCACTAAATGATGCTAAACCAAAGTTTCCTTTTTTCCACGGGTTAGCCATTTCTACCTTGACCTATATATCTTTTTTTATAATTAGGACTCATCTTATTACTATACTTTGTATTATGACTATTCCCTTGTCTAGTTTTCTTTTTTCCGTTTGTATGTCTAGCTTGTTGTGGTTTTAATCCTCTCATACGAATGTTTTTACGTTCTTAGGTTTTTTACCTTTACGCCCTCCACTACTTTCAGCTTTTCTTTTTCTTTTAACTGCACTTGCAATTTGTTTATCTGTCATTTTATTAGCAGTAGCTATAGGTACACACTTTGGATACCCACGTTTACCACCCTTAGCTTTCTTTCTACCGCAAGGTTGCCACTTACCATTCTTCTTAGGTGCACTTATATCTACCCAAGTTTCATCAAACCATTTTTTTAAACCTTCTTTAGCCATTACTTGCCTTTTCTATATCTTCCACCTTTTTTCTTGTAACACTTTACAAGCCATGCGTTAGCATATGCAGATGGATATACATCAAATTTTTTCTTAGCCTGTGCTTTACAAGCAGCATACAATGCTTTATCTATTGGATTATTCTTAGCCATTTTACTTCTTAGCCTTTTTCTTTTTCTTACCTAATATTGCGTCTTGTAAAAACTTAGGTAATGTTTTTTGTTTTTTAGTTAAACCAACTTTCTTTTTTTTAGGCATTATTTACCTCCATGCGTTTTCATTACAGGTAAGTTCATTGTCAATGAAGCTCCTTTATGTGGTTTATATCCACCTTTAGGGTTTTTCATTAAAGACATTTTGTTACCCTTCTTCATAAAATGATATCCCTTTGGTGCTTTGACTTTCATTTTTTCTTACCCTTCTTTTTTTTACCTTTATGATATGGCATGTTATCCTCCTACCATTTAACTTTGTTAGCCCAGTATGCTGCAGAACATACACCTTTAGCTATATTTTTTCTATGTCTTGCTTTAAAACTTTTTCTTTTCATTTTCATAGCTCTAGATTCACCAGCTTTAGGTTTACCTGCAGTCTTTGCACCTTGCTGTCCAAATCTAATAACTTTACCATTAGGACACCCAGCACCTTTTGCAACCACTACATGTGATTTAGTTGGATGATTCGGTGTACGTTTTGGTTTATTATAACCTGAAACTCCTACTCTTTTAAGTCTTGGATCTGTTTTTTTAGCCATAAATACTCCTAATAACTAGACTGTTGTACGTGTCTCATACCAGAAACTCTATTTCTATTAGCAAAAGTTTTACCCTCTTTAACACCTTTTTCAAATTTATTATCAAAATATGGTGCTAATTGTATTGCTTCTGGCTTAGTTTCATACCCTAAAGCAATAGCTTTGTCAACTAAATACTGATGAAACTGACCTGGTAACTCACTTTGGTCAGCCATACCAGCACTATTATCATCTAAAGTTTTAAAATGATCTGCTTTTTTGTA